CACACATCGCATGCCACGATCAAGCATGGCTAATGCAAGCACTCAAATCATAACCCCCTTTGTTCATTAGTTAGTAATAGTCAGCCCTGTCAGCACACATCGTGTTGGCAGGGTTTTCTTTTGTCCCGAGTCATCATGGCTAGCTTACTATCATACATTCCAATATTCGAATACTTCACAGCTCAAGTCTGTTTGCATGTGTGCTTCCGATATACCTATCCGTTCGTTTATGCACAGCGTAAATTCCTGCCCACAATGCGAAGCTCAAGTCAGGATTTTAAGATCCTATGGGGTGAGGAGAGAGGCGGGTAATGCGTATCCTTCGCATTGCTTGTATCACATTCAACTAATTCGTTCCCTCTCGATTCATTACTATTATGGCTAATACATTCGATCTCGATGAATTCCTAGGAATTAAATCTCTTGCAGGCACTCTTAATCTGCGACTTCTCAGCGTTAAAGAAAACGATACAGAAATTCGTCTATCTTTCGTAGGCGAAGGATACGACGGTGTTGGAACCGAGATGTACTCCAAAACATCCAAAAATCATGGTTGGGTGCTCAATAAGTGGATGAAAATCTTCAACATCGCCAAACCAACGAAGGCAAAATCTCGCAAAGATGTCGAGATGTGGATTGTTAAACATCTCAAGGACGCCATCGACGAGTCAGTCTTGTGTGAAGTAACTGGCAAAGCAGATATCGGTGACAATCTCTACAATGTCGTTACCAAGATCTCCAACTCCTAATCCATCAATCTTGGGCAGGCAGAGTCCGATCCTCTGTCTGCTTCCCTCCTCTTTATTTCTATCAATACTACTATCATATGACTAATACATACGCACCTCCACGCATAATATTCACGGTCTTCGCTAACGAAACTCTTGAACAAGCAGAACAACTAGCAATACAACAAGAGTTACCTCTATATGAATGCATCAGTCATACTGACTTCAAGCCTGCGTTTACACTTATGCAAATAAGATCAGTAAACGAAAACCTTGGCGAAGAAGGCGTTGGCGAATGGATAATCAAAGACGCTTCCGATTGGGCATGCAAAAACCTTAATCACTCATTTGGTATTGGACTAAACGCCATTTGGGACGAAGACAAAAGGTATACTACTTCTTACATGTTTAGACTAATTAGATATCTATTGGATAACCCTAACGAATTCAGAGTAGATCAAGATGTCATCGTCGATAACGAAGAATCATTCACCAAATGGAGCGACGAAAACCTTGTCGATGAACAAGGAAATCCCGTTTCTGCTTAACTCCCAAACGACCTCGATACTATCACGGTATCGGGGTCTTTTTTTGTCCCGAGTCATTAAAGACAGAGGGCGAGGCATCAGCCCCTTCGCACTTAACGGAAGCAAGCTTCCGAGTGCTGGTGCCCTGATGCCCAAGCCGTGATGCCTCGCCCTCTAATAAGTGTATCGCCGACACTGTAAACAGTGTCTCATAGAATCGAGTGAGCAAGCTCACTAGCTCCTATGTTCGCTCTTCTTTTATTAGACTTTAACAACCCAACTTCCACTCATCCCGTGGAGGGACTGAGACGCCTCAGACCCGCCATAAAACTATCATACTCCTTCGTCCTATGATTGCTTTATGGATAACAACCAAACTTCAAACATCAGTGGTCACGAGCAAGCTCGCTCCGCTTGACAGAGTCCTCCACTGCCACATATCCTGTGTCGTAAAACAACAGAGGGTAAGGGACGATTGCGACAGCCGACCTCAGCCTCAAGCCTTCGACCGGATTCCGAATCCTGTGTGCTAAAGTACGCAAGTCTCTGACTGACAGCTAGTTGCCAAAGTCAATGTCGACATCGACGCCTAATTAGTGCACAACCTCGCTCGCAGTACCACCCCCCACATCCCACGGGGTACCGACTATCACTACCACTCGCAGTCGCCTATCAATCACAGAAATAAAAAGTATCTTTTTGAAGGCGACCCCCATCCGGTGGTGCGGGGGGTACCAAAAAGGTATCCTGTTATACAAAAGGGAACCCCTATTCTAATTTTTTTATGGCAAATCAGAAAGTAACAAGATTGAGAGAAGATATTCATCAGTTTATTAAAGATGAAGATTTCGAGTTAGCTATGGGAGCCTTACGAGAAGGGCTCGGAGCTATGCAACCTGTTAGAAAAAACCGTGCAGATGGTGAGCGAGGAGTAGAATACGCCGAAGTTCCTTCCCATACAGTACGAATTACAGCCGCAAAACTTATGTTGGAGTACGGATTCGGTAAACCTGCGACCCGAGCAGAGATTACTGTTAATGATAACAGTGCAAAATCAGTGACTCCGGCCGATATTATGTCCAGATTTCGTCAATCCGGCATCGATTTGAACGAAATTGTCGATGTTTACGCCGAATCTGTAAACGAAGTGCCTGTTGAGATCGAAAATCATGAATGATTACGAAATAGAGGAGCTTTTAAAGCAGCCGTACAACGCGGATGATGTAAATCCAGTTGAAACTCAGGATAAAACTACCTCATGGAGCTCAGATCAGTATTACGAAGCTTTGATCCCTATGTTGAAGGGGTATGAAGGGTTCCGACCCACAACCTACATCCCAACACCTGGGGACAAAAAAACTATTGGCTTTGGACACACCGGTAAATACGCAGTTCCCGGAGGAGTGATGGACGAATCGAAAGGCGAAGATGTTTTACGCCAGGACGCAGAAGCCCGTACCGATGTAATCCGGTCCCAAATACCCGAATTTGATTCTTTACCATTTGAAATTGCTACTCAGCTTGGTCAATCCGCATATCGCGGAGGTATAACCGGAAGCCCGAAAACGGTTGAACATATTAATAAGGGGGATTTTCAGGAAGCCGCAAAAGAATTCCTTGATAATGATGAATATCGCGATGCGGAAGCTCGTGGAAGATCAGGGATTCGTAAAAGAATGGAGGCTGTATCCGAAGCATTATCGAAACCCGGAACCGGTGTGCACCCATCGAACAAGATGGTAGGAGGTACTTTATGAAAAAGAAAAATGTTAGCCCTCAGATGCAATTCGAGAATGAAGTAAGTGCTTTATTTACCCGTTGGTGGGAAGAATCCGACCTTGATGAGGATGAAATGGCTCATGCTGCAATTAATGTCATCGAAAGATTCTGCGATACCACCGTAGAATTCGAAGCAGATTTTGAGATAGATTAATAATGCACAGTTTAGAAGAAATAAAATTTATGAACACGCCTGCGGAAGTAAAGCGTCGTCAGGCAATAGCTAGGAGATTGAACAATGCCAGCAAGAAAACCAAAGAAAAAAGCTAGCGCAGCCAAGAAGACAGGCCCGTGCTGGAAGGGGTACCAAGCTATTGGTATGAAAAATAAGGGCGGAAGAAAAGTCCCGAACTGCGTACCCAAAACAAAAGGAAGGAGTCGAGGAAAATGACAAGTTGCGGAACCAAGAAGAAAAAAGGTTATGGCAGTAAGTAAAAGAAAGCCGAGTAAGCCGATTAGGAAGACTACCAAGGGCAAAGGAGCTAATTACCGCACAGCCAAAGCGGGTGCCGGCATGACAAAAAAGGGTGTAGCTGCATATCGCAAAGCTAATCCCGGATCCAAGCTCAAGACTGCTGTTACTGGTAAGGTAAAAAAAGGAAGTAAAGCGGCTAAGCGTCGTAAAGCTTTTTGTGCACGATCCAAAAGTTGGAACGGTGAACGAGGAAAAGCAGCCCGTCGTCGCTGGAAGTGTTAAGTGAGTGATCCTGACCAATTAACTGATCTCATCCGTATTGATCCAGAAGTATGGTTCAGCACATTTGCAGTAATCAAAGATAAACGAGGTAAAGACATCAAACCCGTAGCAAATACTTTGCAGAAGCGAATGTTTGCACATTACAGAAAATGTCAAATTGAGGATAAACCATGCAAAATGATCATTCTAAAACCCAGGCAAAAAGGCGCGAGCACTTGCGCCCAGGCGCTCACATACCATCACATGCGAAAGCACGACAATCTAAGCGGAAGCTTGATGGGGGACATCAGCGGAACGAGCGACAAAGTGTTCGAGATATACCGGAGATACGCGGAAAACGATGTATTTCCTTGGGATCCGAACACGGCTAATATTGATGATGGTGGAAATTTAGCAGATTTAATTAAGTTAAAGAGTCGTAGTCATTACGGAAAGGAAACCGCCGGATCAAAAAATGCTGGACGATCCGGAACCATTCAGGTTGGTAACATGACGGAGGTTGCCTTTTGGCCTATGCAGGGAGAAAGAGACCCTGCTCTTGGATATTTACAGAGTTTATATGACGGAGATAATGTATCTTTAGTTGTTGCAGACTCCACACCCAACGGCCCTGCGGGTTGGTTCTATCGTACATGGGTACAGGACAATGAATGGGCAAAAATATTTGCGGCGTGGTTTGAATTTGATGATTCAGTCATCCCCTTTCGAGATGAATCCGAAAAACAGGAGTTTATTGAGACGCTGACGGATGATGAAAAGCAGGAGATTGAAAGATTTGGAGTTAACTACGAGCAATTGAATTGGAGAAGAAGAGTTCTTCAGGATAAGTGCAACGGTGATTTAAGTAAATTCCGACAGGAATACCCATCTGATCCGGATGAATGTTTCTTAATGAGTTCACGCCCGCGTTTTCACATAGGTAATGTAGAAGCTATGCTGAAAGCGGCGCCATCTCAGGTGTGTAGAATGGGTAATTTGACTGTACAAGGAGACAATAAAACCTCGTCATTTCAACCGGATAGGGCGGGGATGTGGAAAATATTCGATGAACCTGAGCATGATTCCAAATATTTAATATCTGCGGACACATGTACAGGCGAAGACCAGCAAACTCAAGGGATCGCAGCAGATCCTGATTATCACTCTATTCAGGTCTGGCGAGCACCTTTTGAGGATTGGCATGGTGACTGGCATGTCCCGCGTTTAGTAGCGTTGCATCACAGTCGGGTTGATATAGGAATCTTAGCCCACGAGGTTGAAGCCGCAGCCCGATGGTATGGGGATGCATTTATCATCCCTGAGGTTAATAATTCGGGTCTCGCGTTATTAAAATATTTATTGGAGATGGGATTATCCGTCTATCGCAGGCGGAAGTACAACGATTCCATGGGCATGGTGGAAAAAAGCTATGGTTGGAGTACAGATAAGATCACCCGCAAGACAATTATCGATCACATGGCGGCTGAGATTATTGAAGAAAATGTGGATATTCCGGATGAAGGGGTGTTAAAAGAGTTAAAAACCTTCATCATCAACGATCGCGGAAAGCCCGAAGCGGCTCCCGGTCACCACGATGATCATGTATTAGCCGCAGCAATTGCGCTATATAACATAGACAGTGCTACAACTTACCGTAAGCCCAAAAAAAAGCATATAACCACGCGTATGTTACATAAAAACCCGAGTCTACTCTGCCCGGATGGTTTTATGCGTGTACCGTTAGGATCGATTAAAAAGAATTACAAGCGGTTGATGCCGTAAATATTCGTATCTAGCCTATCAGTTTATGGCAGATATCCCTTATGTCCCTATTATTGATAATAGTACCTACGCTAATAAAAAGTCTTCTGAAGAAATAAAAAAGCTTAGGCTAAAAGATCTGGGTATAGAATCGGATTCTAAGGGGTTTTTAACTATATCTGATACCGAAGCATTTATTTCCGGTTTAGGTTTATCGGATGCGTATGCAGAGCGCTTAATGAGCAAGGGTGTTGAATTCAAAAATTTTGATGTATTTAAACAATTTATAGACACCGCAGTTGAGTCTGGAAATACTACCAAAGAGCAGGGATTTTACGACGATATCTTTTCAGAGGATGGTAATCTACAAAGTGATGCGGTTATTCAAAAAAGCTCAGCTCTCAATTCCGAAGAGTCAGATAAAGCCGCCGACAAAGCGTTTAATGTAAAACCAAAACCGGTAACCCCCGCTCCTCAAAATCAGGCCCAAGCAGCCCGCCCAACTCTTGCTCAGCCTGATAATGGAAAATCTGCATTTGCTCGTGCAGCAGCTAATGCCGAGCCCGCTTTTATTAATCGCGCAAATGGTAACGCGAGATGGGCAAACCCCGTTAAGGCTCAACTAGAAAATGAAGCTAAGCGCCGCCTTCAAAATGAGCTTGCCGAGCTAAAAAAATCAGAAAAAGCTACAAAACGAGCCGGTGAAGTAGATGAGATCTTGAATAATTTAAATGACCAATATCGCCAGCTGTATGCAAATACACCCGATGCGGAAGGTAATGCCCGCTCCGCCGAGGATTGGGATGCGATGGGCCGCGATCAGAAGATCAAGATGGTTCAGAATTACAATAAAAATCGATTGTTACCTAAGCAGGGGGAGGAGAAGTCCTTAGATAAGCCCGCCGGCGAGATAACCGGGCAGAAAATTAATGCCCAGGTCGCGCCACAAGGATCGATGGAAGACCTTACCACCCCGCGTGAGTTTAATAATGTAACCAATGAGTTTGAAGTTCCTCAAGAGCCCAGGGAATTCGACTCCCGGA